TGGAAAGTCTTCTTCAGTTTTTTGACTTATCATATACTTCTTGAACCTGAATTATAATATCGGTTTCATCATGTAGGATAAATTTGTTAAAGTGGTCAAACCCTATGTTTGCCATTACTAACCACCTGTTCTAGCTAGCCTATTTTTTTCTGCTATATTTTCCCTTCTAATCTTTTCTTTTTCTGCAAACTCTTTATCAGCCTTTTCCTTTTCCCTAAGTTCCTTTAATTTTTTCTGTTTCTCTTGTTCAGATTTCAATCTTTGTTCTGCTAATAATTGTCTTTCTTGATTAGATCTAAAGTTACAATCAGCCATGTGTGTAGGCTCAGACATGTGATATTTACAATAAACCATCTTACATACAGGACACATTTTAGATCTTAGTCTATTTTCTTCACTCTCATTCTGTTGATTCCTATTAGGATCAATACATCTCCAAGATTTGATAACACAACCATCTTCTAACTTTGGTACTTCTCCCTGTATCACTTTCATAATAATCGTTACTAATACTCCTATAAAAAGTTATGTTGCAATAGTGTCAGCCGTTCTTACAGTAGGGATCGTAGCTCCACCATCGTTCAAAGTAGCAGCTGCATCCACAGCAAATATAACACCTTTGTTTCTTACCTTACCAAGTAGAGTTCTAGTTGTTACAAATATAACAGTTACACTTGTAGATGTTCCACTAGATACTTCATTGATATATGGAGTAAATGCTGTATCAGCAGCTACATAAGTTACAACTAATTCATTAATTTCTACTACATCACCTGTATCAAAGTTATTACCAGCTCCACCTTCTAATTGTTTAACTGTAAATGTGGTTGTTCCTACAACATCAACTATTCCTATAGATCCATCTGTAGTATTTCTAACAATCATTCCCGGAAGTACACCATCTGCTGTAAAGTCCCTACCCGAATTTGTATGAGTTAATCCACCAACACCAGCTGTTCCAGTTGAAGGTGCTACAATATCTAAAGTAAATATATTTCCAGTAAAAGCAGTATAGAAATATGCATGTTCTCTAACTTGTCCTGAAGTACTTGAATCATCAGTTACAACTATCCATCCTGTAGCTGGTGCATCTAATCTAATTGTTGGCGTTCCATCTACTTCAAATGTTACATCACCTTGTACGTTAGCAGCTGCATCTGAATTATATGTATCTTTCTTTACATCACCTGTTCCATCATCTTCATAGACACCAACTCTATCCCCTGATATATTATTATTTGTAATAATTGCTACAAAGTTAGGTGGGTTTTGTACTACATTATCAGAATCAATTAATTGGAATTTAATAGCATCAGTAGCTGCTACATCTTCTAACCATAAACCTCTTGCTGTAAACCATGAACCACCCGCAAATGTTCCTAATGGTGCAGCTCTTTTTCCTACTTTATCATAAGTATTTGCTGGTGTATCTTGATCAATAAATGCTGATAAATAAAATTGACCATCTACAAGCGTTCTTACAAGTGCAGCTGAAATAAGATCTATTTTTTCAAATTGGAATTTAATACCATCACCAGTTTGGAATTTACCAAAGTCATAACCTCTTTGTACTGTTTCATTCTCCAAAAATACAACTAAATCATAATTCTTTAATGTTCCCTGAGTAAATGCTTTTTGTACTGTATGATCATCTACCCAAGTAGTAGGGTTTGCTCCTGTTGCACCTGAATCATCATCATTAATTGCATTTGCACTTGTAGCAAAGTCAGCACTTGTATTTCCTATTCCTATTTGATTACCTAATACATTAGTAACTGTTCCCGTTTGACCTGATACTGCTTGTGTAACATGCATACCTATCGCTAATGAATGTCCACCATCAACTGTAATTTCACCATGATGAAATATAAATTCTACTTTACCAATCATTCCACTAACTCCTAGTTGTTTATCCAAGAATTGAGCAGCTGTTAAATTAGCAGCTGCTGAACCAGTGGCTGAATCAGTAATTGTTTCATTATCTGTATATATATTATAAAATGTTAAATCTTCTCTAAAGTCAATAGTAGGATGTACTTCTAATGTTAAGTAACCAGTTGCAGCTACATCTTGAATACCTCTAATTACATGTTTAGTTAAAGAAGTTCCACCTGTTAATGTTAAACCAAGTGCAAATGCTCCTGTTTGAGTATCATAAGCAATAATCCTATCTCCCGCAGAACCGTTTGTAACTGCTGTTCCAGTACCACTTGAAGTAAATGCATCTCCATCTACAAGTGCATCAATAGATTCATTAAGTCCCCTAACTCCAACATATCCTGTTGCTGTATCTACAAAGTATGCTACTTCTACAACTTCACAATACCATGCTTTTGCATCTGCTGTTAGTGTATCACCAACTGCAATATCAGTACCAGCTTCTCCATCGAATAAGAAATACCATTCTGAAAGTAAGTTATCAGGATCATCAGCTGCGTTAAGTGCAAATGGGTTTCTACCACCAGCGTTCAATACTGCTTCAGACGAATCGTATGTAGTTCCGGGTTGTCTGATTGTAATTAAAACATTACCTAAATCAATCAACACTCCTTCAACTTGAGTTCTAAGCAGAACATCCATGTTACCTCTACTAAAGTTTGAATTAGCTACCCATTCAATTATACGATGATCTGCACCGTTTAATTGTTGTTCGATATAAAATTGTGGGGATACTGTTGAATTAACTACACCAAAACTAAATACGTTTGCCCATACCTCTTCTCCATCCACACTTGTATCTACTGTTTGAGCACCAGTACCAGCAGTAATAGTCATAGCACCTGAATATGCTGTACCATCACCAGATCTTACATACCATACATGTACTTGAGTTCCATCATCATTTTCATCTAAGTCAAAATGTAATAGATTTCCCGCAGTTCCCGCACCAGCTGGGGTTACTAATTTACCAATATCTGAGGCAATAGGATCAGTTCCAGCATTTGTAGTAACTACCCTTTGGATCTCAGTGGCATAACCTATACTGGTAAGAGCACCACCATTTAAGAAATGAGTACTTGGATTATCAATAAACCATCCATTTATAATAGAGTATTCTGTAGGTGTTTGAGCTGTCATAATGACTGGATGAGTCATATTAGCTGCATCGTCTTCATAATCTTTTATGGCTGAATATAGAGCATTTACCGAATATACGATTGTGCCTGAAGTATGCCTAACAGTCTGTTCAGTATTATTTATGGTAAAATCGTCTAATATTGCCATAATATATATCCATTCAATTTAGTATTTAAATATTCTTACGCCTGTGATACTATCGTATCTTCCCGCATTAAGAAAGTCGTATTTAGCCCACTTGCTGAAATTGTACCAGATTGAAATTCAGTGAAAAATCTAGGTACGGGTAAGGTAGATTTTCTAGCCTCTATTGTTACAGCCACATCAGAAGCAAAATTAAAGGTATCTGCAAAATCTCCATTAACATCTGTAAGACCTGTAGTTATATCTACTCCATCTGAAATTCGTGTTACAAGAACCCTTGCATTTTGAATATTAGCTCCTGTATCCTTTCGTTCACAGTGGATTGATATATTTACTGTATTATTGATAACTATAGTAGAACCATTTACATTATCTATTTGTGGTGTATCTCCACCTTCTAAAATCTCTATTGTTACTGTTGAAGCTGTTGGAAAATCTACTCTAACATCTCCCGGAATTTCCACTTGAGTTCCTAAAGGTCTGGTAGTTTCAGTTCCACCATCTCTTAATGCACGAAGATAAAATTTATTTACACCACCATCTGTTCTTCTTGCCCAATTAGTAGGTCTAGTAAAAACAACTGTATTAGTTCCAACATTTTTAAAAGCATTTGTGCCATCTGTTAATCCTGATACTGCTGTCCATGCTGATCCATTCCAATATTGCCATGTAACTGTATAAGTTCCCACTCCCGCAGTTCCTACATTAACTGTAAATTCGTTAAATGGTGCATTATCACCTAAATAAAATGCATCATTAGCTACTGGTACTACAGGAAAGAATTGAATATCATTAGCTGTTATACTATTACTATCTGCTGTTTCATCAGTAAATGTAGATGGCTGATTTAATTGCCATGCTTGATCTACCAAATTATTTCCAGAAAATTTAATATTTCTAAAACTATAACTAACATTACCAGCTGCGGTCTTTTGTAATAATATTCCTTTTTTCACAGTTCTGAATATTTATATCTCTAAATGTATCAGCTGCTGGATTTACAGCACCTAAATCTATAGCTGAACTTTTCGCTGGTGCTACACTACTACTAACAATATTCTTCTTAAACTTTGCACTACTTCTAATTCTAATTGTATCCATATTGGTAAAGGTATCTCTTATTGCTTCTGCGTTAGTATGTTCTAATCTTACTCCACCACCCATTGAAGTAGTAACTTGTGTTAATGATGGATTAGTTGTCGATGTTCCCGCATCCCTTCTTGCTCTAATCCAATACCTAGTATCTCCACCTACTGATCTCGTAACCCAATCATCAGGTATAGAATATGATACGGTTTGTAATCCTGTTGTTTTGAAATCACCTGTTCCATCTGTTACATCAGTTAATGCAGAAAATCCACTAGCAGTAGAATATTCCCATGTAACTGTATAAGTTCCCACTCCCGCAGTTCCAGTATTAATTTGTAATTCACTAAATCTTTCATTATGTCCAAAATTAGCAGAATCATTTACTGCATCAGTAGCTGGAAATACAGGAGCATCACTAGCACCAGCATCATTAGCATCTCTAGTATCTTCTGTAAAAGTAGATAGTGAGTTATCTTCTACAGTATATGTTTCAAGTCTATCACAGCGTATTATTGTAGGATTAGTTATTGTACTTCCATATAACCCAAATTCATTAACGTTTGAATCTATTGCTTCTATTCTAAAAGGTGCAAGTCCAGCAGAAGTAATTACTATTCCATTACCACCTTCCCTATCTACACCAGTACCTGAAAAAAGTTCCAAATCTTATTTTGTTACAACTAGAAGTAGCATTACCTACAACTGAAATTTTATACAAAGTTGCTGAAACGTTCCATTCTGACCATACTATTGACTGGTTTGTATCTCTAAAGAAGTTAGCAGCTGTTCCTGTATCTCCCATAATCAAAGCAATAGAAGCAAAAAATACACCATTTACTTTCTGAAAGAATCCTCTAACGTTAGTTGCATCATTATCTTGTAGTGTTTGCAAATCTCCCGGAACTGCATCAGTACCAGCTGTTACTGTAATGGTTGAAGCATGAACATGTTGATCAATATATGAAGAACATCTACCACCTGATAATACATTAAATCTATAATGAAATTGATTAATACAAGTTACGGCTGGTGGAGTTCCTACTGTAAAATCAAACGGTCTTATTGGATCAATAACTACTCTTTTCCATCCTTTCAATGTTGCTACACCAAAATCTGAACCTGAAACTAACCATGTACCAACATTTCCGGGACAACCAGCTGCTATTGCATTACTTGATATTCCCAAACGCAAACCAGAATTTGCCTGAAGATCTTGTGGATCTGATTCTCTTATCCAAGCATACCAATGTCTATTTTTTAATGAAGGATTACAACCTACTGGTACATTATTAAGAAAATTTATTCCAGCACATGCTCTGACAATTAAATGACCAGCTCCTTCAATAGTAGCTGCACCAGTACAAATTGTTGGTGCTCTAGGACAACCAGTCCAAATTAAACAAGCACCTATGCTATCTGCATTATCTATAACTGTTAAGTTTGATACTACTGTAACTGCCATAATTATATACCAATTACCTACCTAATATTGTTGCCCATCCAGCTTTGACAATTAATGAGGCTATATCATCAGTTTTAATGCGTTCTGTAACTTTTGGTCTTTCTCCACTTCTATCTGTAGATGCTTTCATAACAACATCAGCAGTAATTCCCCTTAATTCAGTTGGATTTCCAATCTTTTTACCCTTTTTAAGATAATCCAAATACCATCTGTTTTTTACAACATGAAATCTGACCGATATTTCATCACATCCCTCTGGTATTTTAGATGTATCTCCAATTTTATTACGACCAAAATTCTTCCCAATTATTCTAACTCTTCCAGCTCCATTACCAACTACCTTTAAAATTTCACTTTTATCTACAACCATACGACCATGAAATAATTGATTCTCAAACCATGAATGGGTACTAATAGGGCATTGTATATCTATTCCATTGTCAAATATCATAGTACTAAAAATTCTATCAGATGATCTAAATTGAAACATCCACTTGAAATTATCTGGTTGAGTTGGCTCACCATAAACAAAACCAATCATAAAATCATCATATTCAAATGAATCAGGAATATGACTAATATTTTCAAGATAGTCAGTTAATTGTTTTTGAGTCTTTATTAGATTTTTATCTTGAGGTAATGAATTAGCAGTAAGCTCTCCAAGTGCTAATTCCATACCAAATCCAAGTTTTGCATCTTTATCAAATATTTCTGTTATTCTAAGCATTGGATATATTGGTACAGTTATATCATATCCTATATCAGTTTCAAGTGTCAGCATACCATTTCTAAGAGTTGCCTTTTTAGAATCAACGTTTATGAATCTCACTATGAACTCCCAATAACCAGCTTACCACTAACATCTAATTCTAAAGATATTTCTGATAATTCTGATTTTCCATCAACTTCTACAGTTTCTGTATATTCTTTGTTTAGTTTGATATATATGCTAACCTCACAAGAATCTCCCTCAGAATCTCTAGGTGCTAGTCTAGGGCTAATTCCAGTTATCTTTTTTACATAATTACTTCTAGTCCTTTCCCCATCTTCCTTAACAGTCCATGCCTTTACATCAACGTTTTTTACTGAATGTCTATTTACATTTGTAATTTTGTATTTTATGATTTTTACTTTGTCTTCATAACAATCTACATCATCAGAAATTTTTTCTACTTTTAACGGTAATTTCATTATTCATCAACCTCTACCACCGTATCGGGCTTGCCTCTTTTCTTAATGGTATATGTTTTTTTGTGTTGTTTTGCTTCCATTGAACCAATTACCCTTGATCTTGTTTCTTTATCTGGATATTGCTCTTTTAATTCACTATCCCACTGTTCCCAAGATTTTCCGTTAATTGGTTTTTGGAATAATTTTGGATTAGCATCAAGTACCTTTAAGAACTTACTCCATTCATCATTACTCATTCCTTTATTACTTAACATTTGTTTACCACCTGTACCTCTTGGATCTCCACCACCAGCACCACCAACATCACTAGGTTTTGCTAATTTTGGTTCTCCATCGAAATTAGATTGATTTTCTTTATTTGGCTTGGGTGACTTTGTTTTGGCATTATTACCATCTCCAACATTTTGTCCTTTACCACCTTCACCTTCTGCTCCACCACCTAGCATCATTTCTTGTTTTTCAGGATTTGGAAATTGTGAAATCTTTATCTCGTTTTCTCCATCAAATGCTACATCAAAGCCCATACCATATAATTTAACGGTATTGTCAATCTTTTGACCTCTTACCTGTTCATCTCTAAGTTCATCAATTTCTTCTGAAGTTACTAATTCAATCTTCCAATCATATATACCCATGATTTCTTTGGTAATGGTATCAAAGAACTGTTCATTGAAAAATCTTTGAAACCACTTTATAGTTCTATTTGTTAAAGTTACCTGTAAAGCTTCATTTCCTAGTCCCGCTTTAGCCTGTTCACCATAAAATAGAGGCTGAACGCCATATACAGTTGATATAATTTGTCTTAATTCCTTTCTCAAGTCGTGTAATTCGAGTTCTTTGAAGTTTGGAGTTAAATCTATATATTGTAAAGCTTGACTCACATTTTCAGTATTGAGTAGAATTGGTCTAGGCATATATGGATCTTGTCTTGCACCCTGTCTTTGTTTTTCCATGAATGATTGTACTGATTCAGCATTTCTACTTCCCATTACTAAAAGTGATTTTGGTGGTCTGTCTTTATCAAAGTATTTCCACATATATTCATCTTGGAACATTAATGACAATACTTTCTTCCAAACACTCTGAATTGGTGAATTTCCATATAACACATCTGGATAGAATTTACCCGGAATCCAAACTATCTCTTTTTGAGAGTAATACATCTTTTTGGGACTTGATAATGGTACACCGTAAGGTACACTATTAGTTTCTAAAAATGCGTTAAATGCCTTAGTACCACATTTGGGACATACTGGTACTTCTAACACTGTATCTCTATGTTCATATTGTGGGCATATAAATCGAGGTTTGCCATCTGCACCAACTCCCAAAACTGCTTCGTCACTTGCTATGATAGAACATTGAATCGGATGTATTCTAATAATTTCATCTATTTTACTTATGTTAATATCCATTATAGCTTCTTTTACAGCTCCTGTTAATGGATCTGGTTTCTTTAAAGTTTTTAAAGCCCATTTTCTAGAAACTAAAATATAACAACCATCAATAATATCTAAATCTCTTTCAGCTTGTCTTGCGACCATTTTTAAATCCTGTCTGTTATTATTAACTTTATTATCTAATAATATTTGTAATATTTGTCTATGTTGTGGATCTGGTCTGCTCCACTTTCTTTCATTCTCATTACCACATTGAGTACACTTTAATGGCTTTTTAGCTTTGTTCCCAATTTCTCTTAGTGGTACAAAATCTTTTAATGGTTCTTGTTCATACTCTTTTAAACATACTAAACATTTATGTTCAAATCTTGGTACAACTTCAAGTCCGTTTCTAAACATCTCTCTTTGTATAGTTTCAAGAACTGCTCTTAAATCTCCAACATAATCTGCAAGTTCATAAATTCTATTTGGTGCGACTCTCCACATTGGTATCTTACTACCATCGGGAGTATCCATAAATGGATAAGGTGTACTAGCTCTTGCATTAGAATGAAGATACTCTTCATTTATACCTTTCATCATATCATAATGATCTTGGGTTACTCTATTATATTCTCCCTTTTCTACCAATTTGAAGTTTCTAGGATCTAAATTCTCCTTAATCTTGCTAAATAAGCCCATATCTTACCAAATCAAGTAATCGTATTTAAGTATATTCTTCTTCGCATTTGGGACACTCCCACACTGGCTTGCCATCGTCAAGGTAAGGCATCTTAGTTAAAGCTACGTTACAATCCTCACACATATTCATAGCTATTTAAATGTTTAGCCCTTATATATAGCTTACTTTTAAAGGTTTTGTTGCTTTTTTGTCTTCGCTTTGTCTAATTTTCTTTTCTTTTCTAATTCTTCAGCAACTTCCCTGTCAACCACTCCCGATTCGCTAAGACCAAACATTACCTCAATTTGACCATGTTTAGGTGAATCTTTCATAATACCCATCCTATATACGCCTGATTTCTTGAAATATACCCTGTAAGTTGATTTGTGGGCTAAAACTGTTCCACCTACGGCTGTAACAGGATCTCCATAGAAAACTCCCGGATTTATCATAACTTGATTTGTCCATATAATTGCTATTTTATGAAATTCTGCCATATTTGAACATAAAGTAAGAAATTCATCCAAATACTTCTGTCTTTCACTTAACATGGCTCTACCACTGAAATCCTGCCTAAATAACCCTATTGCAGAGTCAATAACTATCAATTTTATGTTTTTATCTTTTTCAATTAAATGTTCAACTTCTTGTAAAATCATATATTGATCAGCAGAATTATATGCTTTTGCCACAATTATGTTATCTAACACTTTATTTCCATCCATCTTCAATGATTTTGCTATTGCCTCTATTCTAGTTGGTTCAAATGTTCCTTCTGTATCAAGCCAAATACATTTTCCCGCAAGTCCATCTTCAAGTTGTACTCTAACAGCCATTGTATGACAAAATTGAGTTTTGCCACAACCAAACTCCCCATATATCTCGGTTGTAGCACCACACTCAATTCCCCCAGTGAAAAGTTTGTCTAAGGCATTTGTACCAGTTGAAATCTTTTCTATGTTATCGTCTTCCTTCTTACTTTTCAAGCCTGATTGAAACAAAGGAGTCGTGTTATATACTTCTCTTGCTTTTTTGAATAGCGAAATAGCACTTTCATTATCAATCCCAAGCATTTCTGCTACTTTTGGTGGTGGTATAACAAATAGTTGTTCTACTGTTGTGATTCCACTTTTTTCAAACTTTTTGCTAATTGCTTCGCCAATGCCTTTTAATTTAGTTATTTCCACAAGTTTTTATAGTACTAGCAATATAAAAAGGTATGGCAACTGCTATCGTATATACAATTCATAATAATGAAGTCATTGAAGAGTTTGAAGTAGA